TAAAAGGTGACGGGTATCTTGTGAAAGAGCTTACGATTAAGCCAGGAAAATTCCTGTCAAATCAAAGGCACAAACACAGAACAGAAGAGTGGCTCATTGTCTCTGGCTCTATTCAGGTAGTGCTACAAACAGACGGGGCGTTGCAACGTAGTCTTTCTTTTAACACAGGAGACAAGCTAACTATCCCGCCTAATATGTGGCATCATGTGGGCAACACCAAAGACACAGACGCAAAAGTAATTGAGGTTTGGCGTGGTGATGTCTTGCAAGAAGACGATATTGAAAGGAGATAACAAATGACAAGCCCATGTAAAGCAAAAGATGCTGAAGCAGAAAGCTGTGAGCTATCCAATCTACACGACATCTGCATACACTGTGGTCGTACCTCCCGTGACCTAGAGCATTGGGAGAAGATGACGCACGAGGAAAAGAAGTCTGCAAACCTTGCGGCAAAGAAAAGACTTAAGGGTATATGGACTAACTAAATGAATATCATTGAAGAAGAAACATTCTTATCACCCGCCGCCGCTAAAGAAGAGGCCGATAAAGTTCTATCGTTAAGTAATTCTTTCTATGAAAGAGGCGGTAATAAGTTCTCAACGCTAGGAGCATCTGCCTATTTGGATTCCCTTAATGATTACGTAGAAAAGTATTCTGAAACAAATCCAATAATTGATGCTAACTTTTCTGACTTGATAATAGCAACCAAAAACAAACTGTCTTCGTTGTTTAATGTACCAGTTGTAGACATGCCTAATGCAGGGCGGGTTGGCTTCCATGTGTTTGACGACAGGGCTAACGGCGCACAAGCAGACTGGCATCTTGACTTGGCCTTTCAAAACGTAAGGTGGCCTGAACCATTCTCGTCTCCCTTTAGCTTTACAGTTCCCCTATCTCTTCCTGATAATATTGGAGGCTTAGATTATGTTGACGAAGAAGGGCAAGAACAATACAAGCCATACACTGCAGGAAACATATACATAAGTAGTGGTTTGTTCTTACACAGAATTGCAAATCCAATTCCGTTTAAAGAAGGACAAAATAGAATAACACTACAAGGCCACGGAGCTTTGCTTTCTTTTTCGAATACGGCTGTTGTCTACTTCTAAAAAACTTCTTGACATTTAATATATAATTTTATATAATATACATGGTGGTGGGCTGAACCTCCTTCTCTCTCAATCCCTCTCGGCTCACCACCATTACCTAGTAGGAGATGTGATGAAGAAAAGACCAGTAATTTATGTCGGGTATGACGTGCGTGACCATCGAGCCTTTGAGGTTCTGGTACACTCTATCCGTAAGTACAACAAAGAATATGACATCATCCCCCTGAACGAGCCTGCGTTACGGCGCAATGGCTTGTACCGCCGTGCCTCTAAGGTCTTTCCGCACGAGCCGCATCAACGATATGATGTGTTTGATAACAGACCATTTAGTACAGACTTTACCTTCACCCGCTTCCTCGTACCTGCATTGAATCAGTACGATGGTATGGCCTTGTTTATGGATGCCGACATGTTTGTACGTGCAGACATAGCAGGTATCTTCGATGTCTATGGAAAGAATACACAGTATGCAGTTCAATGCGTACAACATAAATATGAACCAGCTAACAAGACAAAGATGGATGGCGTAGCGCAAGCACGTTACAGAAGAAAGAACTGGTCTAGCTTCATGCTGTTCAACTGCGGCCACCCCTCCAACCTAAAGCTTACAGTAGACGATGTTAATCTAAAGGCTGGCGGGTGGCTGCATTCTTTTAGCTGGCTGGAAGACTCAGAGATTGGTGCTATCCATCCTGAATGGAACTGGCTTGATGGACACAGCGACCCAGAAGTGGAAGCAAAGAACGTACACTTTACAACAGGTGGCCCATGGTTTGATAAGTGGAAACCTAGCCGACCCGTTGAAGAAGCCTACGTTGAAGAGTGGAACAAAGCAGAAGAAGAAATAACAACACAACTAATACTGGAGAATATGTAATGTCTTATACCTTTGTAACAACATTTAGAAAAGAAGACTATGATGTATATGGCAAGAAGATGCTTGAGTCTGTGGCTAATAAGTGGAAGCCATCCGACACAAAGCTTATTGTATATGTCGAAGGTTATGACAGCCTTGACGAGCTACCACACAACGACTTCAGCACAGTAATTGAGTATCGCCACATTGAAACCATTGAAGCACGTAACAACTTCATTGACCGAAACAAAGATAAGAACGGCAGGTATGCTGAAGCACCATACAACTATCGTATGGATGCGCTTCGCTTTTGCCACAAGGTCTACGCATTAACAGACGTTGCTCTTGAAATGATTGATAACGAAGACAAGGGATGGCTTGCCTGGATTGATGCTGACACAGTTACCAAGAAGATGTTCAAAGAAGAAGACGCCGCTAAGATTATGATTCCAGAGGTAGACATTGTACATCTTGGTCGAATTGACATTGACTACAGTGAGACAGGATTCATGGCGTTTAACATGGCGTATCATAACGCTGCCTCTATACTTGTTGACCTTCGTGGTGCGTACGATACAGACGAAGTGTTTGGGTATCGTGAATGGACAGACGCCTTTGTGTTTACACGCCTGCTTAAAATCTACGAGGCTCACGGGGCAAAGGTACGCAACCTATCAGAAGGTGTGCGTGGGCTGGCTGTCTTCGAGAACTGTATGCTAGACGAATACTTCACACACAACAAGGGCAACCTTAAATTTGACACTGAAAATAAAATTCAAGATAATCCTAACAAAGTGTCAGCAGACATTCATGCGGAACGGTATAAGAAACTAGCAGGTCTAGTTCGCCATTACTCAGCAGATAAGAGCAGCTTTACGGTTGTAGAGACAGGCACTTGGAATGGTGGCAGGGCTATTGAGATGTCTCTTGCAGCCTTTGATGCTGTAGATACGGTACACTATCGTGGCTTTGATTTGTTTGAAGAAGCTACGGACGAGACTGATAAGCTTGAGCTTAACATCAAGCCGCATAACTATACCGAAGCTGTGGGTAAAAGGCTTGCTGACTTTGCTGTCAAAATGAAAGAGGCAGGTAAAACATTTACGTATCGTTTATATGCTGGTAACACAAATGAAACAATGGCTAACGCTAGGTTCGATGACGTAGACTTTGCCTACATTGATGGCGGTCATTCATATGACACAGTAAAGAATGACTATAGCTACTTAGAAGAAGTACCCGTTGTTGTCTTCGATGACTTCTACTCACATGATGACAAGGAGTTTCTTGACAACCCAGAGTATAACGGAATCATAAGAACCTTTGACGAAATCAAAAGCAGAAACAAAGTGGTTCTTCCATCGCAGGACAAGACAGCATTTGGCGGTAACGTACATCTTGCGGTTGTTACACACAAAGACGAGAAGGCTGTGCCAAAAGACTTGTTGCGTATCCCTATTATCGTTAAGCCTAAAGACTGTATGCCAGAAGACCACATCAAAGACAACATAAGATACAACGTACCTAAGATTAAAAACTTTGAGTGGGTTCAAAACTACAAAGCAACCAACGACCACGTAATCATTGTGTCAGGCGGTACGTTTGATGTTAAAGAAATTAAAAAAATTCAGAAGAAAACCAAGGGTAAAATCTGGTGTGTTAAACACGCATACCCACGCCTACTTGAAGCAGGCATCAAGCCCTATGCTTGTGTTATCCTAGACCCACGTTCTATCGAAGGCACAAGCACACACGGGATTGTACGCACAGAGTTGTTTAGCAACATCGACCCCAGTACTTTGTTTGTTATTGCATCCATGACAGACATCTCTGTCGTTGATTACATTATGGGACAGACAGATAATGTATTAGGCTTCCATGCCTTTACAGATGGACTGCGTGACATGTCTGTTACTGATAAGATTGTTATTGACCCATCCCTTCCTATTCCTCCAGGAACTTCTCTTGTATCAGGAGGCACAGCTGCCGCAACCAGAACACTGGGCTTGCTTGAAACTCTTGGGTATAGAAACATCCATCTATTTGGATTTGATTGCTCTGTTCCAGACAGTAAAGCAGACGATGATAAAGATTCAAAAGACGAGGCAGGTAATCCTAAGTACATGCACGTAGAAATTAATGACAACAAATACTGGACAACAGGTGAGCTTCTTGCTTTGGCTCAAGATTTAGAGAAGATGCTGGCTAAACCAGACCTTGTTCTTAACCTTCAGTTCTATGGTGAAGATTCATTAGCCCGTTCGGTTTGGTATGACTCACACTACTACAAGAACTCTATGACGTTTAAGGAGTACATGCGTGGCAGTTCTTAAAGAAAAACCAGAGAAGTTTTGTCAAGCTTATATCATCAGTAGAAATGCTACTGCTGCCGCTAAAGAAGCAGGGTATAGTGAACGCTCTGCTTACAACCAAGGATATGAACTACTCAAAAGAGCAGATGTAAAAGAACGTATTGAAGAATTAGAAGAAGAGTACAACACAGATGTTGATGTAGTATCTGAATTAGAAAAGCAATACGAGCAAGCTAAGATAAACGGCAACGGAGCAACGGCACTAAAAGCTTTGGAACTATTGTCCCGTGTTAGGGGTAATAATTCTTCTGATATTTTAGATAGTAACCTAGAAACTTTAGAAGATAAAATATGTTCTACTATGTACATTGTAGGTAAAGAAAAAATGTACGAGTTGTTTATGAAAACTTTCCCAGAAGATTTTGAAGAAGAGGAAGAAGATGAAACTACCCCCGATGAATAAGTTTGCAGAAAGGTCTGCGTTTATTACAGGCATTACAGGACAAGACGGAGGCTACCTAGCAGAGCTTCTTCTGGACAAGGGCTACAAAGTACATGGCCTACGCCGCCGTGTGTCATCAGAGCCAGCACAACGTATTGCTCACCTAGTAAACCATCCTAATCTAACGCTACACTATGGTGACCTAGCAGATGCTGGCAGTCTAATGCGCCTGTTCGATACACACTTATTTGATGAAGTATATAACCTAGCGGCTCAGTCACACGTGCGTGTCTCCTTTGACGTACCAGAGTACACTGCAGATGTCGATGCTATGGGGGTATTAAGGCTGCTGGAGTGCATCCGTACACTAGGCATGGAGGGTCATACCAAATTCTATCAGGCGTCCACGTCTGAGCTTTATGGAAAGGTTGTAGAAACACCACAATCAGAGACTACACCCTTCTATCCACGCTCTCCTTATGGGGTAGCAAAGCAGTTTGGTTTCTGGACAGTAAAGAACTACCGTGAAAGCTATGGTATTCATGCCTCTAACGGCATCTTGTTTAACCACGAGTCACCGTGGCGGGGGTCTGAGTTTGTTACGCAGAAGATTGTACAGGGTGTAGCTAAAATTTCACAGGGTAAGCAGACACATATCGAACTAGGTAACCTAGACGCAGAGCGTGACTGGGGACATGCTAAAGATTATGTAGAAGGTATGCACTTAATGACACAACAGCCACAAGGAGATGACTACGTACTAGCTACGGGTGAACTACACTCCGTAAGAGAGCTTGTAGAGCGTTGCTTTAGGTCTGTAGATATGCGGGTGTACTGGGAGGGAGAGCCTGGACCAGACGAAGTAGGTAAGGACGAGAACGGCAACACAGTTGTTACTATTAATCCAGAGTTTTACAGACCTGCAGAAGTAGACTTGTTGTTAGGCAACTCCACAAAAGCAAAAGATGTACTAGGCTGGAAACCTAAGTACACCTTTGAGTCTATGATTGACGAGATGATGGAGTCTGCGCTTAAGGTTTCCTAGCAAGAGCGCTGCCAGTCAGTAACGCACCAAATGAGAGATGAAACAAACCGCCGCCCTTCAAAGTGAATGGCTCGTGCTGATAAGTTAACGGCTTAACCATTTCTTTAGCAATGTCTTGCCCCATCTCGTGCATGTGTATCTGATGTAGCCTTTCGTCAATCATTTCATTACTAGGACGATTAAGACCAATCCACATAGGCACAACAATAAAATCAAACACGCAGATAATCGCATAAATAAAAGCCAGAAAAGATTTCCAGCCTTCATTTTCTTTTAGCCAAGATATAGCCTTGACCATTACTTTCTAAGCGCACCGATTGATTTAACACCGAAGCTTGCACCAATACTTACGAGTATGCCCCACGACAGCCACTCAGGACAGTCCTCTCTGAGGAATCTAAACCCGTCTGCAATGTATGGTTGTGCTGGAGGATAGAAGCAGGCACACAGCAAGCCAACGAAAAAAATAGTCCAAAGCTCGTCCTTCCAAGAATCAGAAGAAGCTTCCATAGCTTTGGTTTCCCATGCTGCATCGCTAGAGGCACGTTTGATTTGTCCCTTTAGCTTTGCCTCTTCAAGCTTTCCCTTTAGTTCTGTCTTACGTTGACGCCCTTCCATCCACTTGCCAGCAAGACTGCTGATTGGTGATAGTAATGATTGCCACATAGTATTCTCCTAAACGGTGTATTCGTTTTTAATTAATAACAAATCAAACATTGCTGTTGCTTGTTGAACTTGTGAGCTTGATTGTGCCGTAATTTCAATGTCTGATTTTTCTGGATATTCTAATGGGAAAGCCATTATTTCTTCAAAAGTTTGTGAAGCAATTGTATATTTAGCTTTTGTTCTAAAAATTCCACCAGGTTCTCTTACTTTAAGGCGCACAGTCATAAACTTATTAGCAATTTCCGATGCACCGCCTATTACCAACTGATATAAATAAGCTGTATATCCTGCAGGAACAGTGTATGTTGCCATTAATGTTTGCCCTTCTCCGCTACTAATAACAGCAACAGCATTTCCAGAGTGCCTTATTGTAACGTCACCTGTAGGTTCATTGTCATCACTAATAAAAGCACGATATGTTCTTAAATATGAGGCGCTTGTGGTAACGGTAGTTGTTCCGTTAAGTGTTACAATATTTGATATTTCATTATAATCTGCATCAAGACCAACAACAGTAATCTGAGAGTTGTCTGTAGTAGAAGTTCCAACTACTCCCAACTGCCCCGCAACTGTAGGATATGTATAAGCCCCGCCCCCATTCCAAACTAAATGTTCATCAGTAGTTACAGAAGTATTAAAACCAAACTTATGTACAGCTTCGTGAGCTTGCACATAACCACGCTGTACGTGTAGCTCAAAAGGCTCTTGCTTTCCTGTCTTTGTAATGCTAGAATATTCTGCCATTAGTCTGTTCCTTTTCTCATCATATCAGACAACCGTTCAGCACGTCTACCTACTTGTCTTGCCCACTTACTATCCATCATTTCTAACGCAGCTTCTTCATAATCACCGCAATGAATTGCTGCCCACATTTTCTTAAACCCCGTAAGACGAGGGACACCAATGTTAAAAGCCATATCAATAACCACCCGCTGACGAACAGCATCAAGGTCGCTAACAATAGGAAACTCAGCCACAAGTTCCAACTCAACGATGCCAATGTCGTTATTGCAGAGGTAATAGGCTTCTTCTTTTGTAATGCCTCTGTCCACGAGGTTACGACCAATACCAATTGTTTCAATCCCAAGACTATCTTTGTATACATTTAACTCTAACCCCTCATGGTCTACTAGTTGTTCGATTAGTTGTTCTCTATTATACTTCATTCTTCTTCTTCTTGAAAGATAGGCAAGCTACCATAGGTATTTCTAATTTGCATTAAAGCATCATAATCTATAGGAGCTTGTGATAACATTTCATATCCTGGCTTTGGTTTTAAATCATAAGGTACAAACATATTACCTAAAGATTCTGCTATTGCATTTGTGGTGTTTCTGTTTACATCAAAGCTACCATCCATTGACAAACCCCTAAACAATTCTGTTTCAAAAGAATCTCCATAAACAGTTTTGTATTCATCTAAAATAGATTTTAATTTTTGTGATGCTTTAAGTTTTCTTTTTTGTGCATCCTCATAAAGCTCATTGATACGTGCTGGGTCTGTTAAGTTTGGGTCTGTTAGCTCGTATTCAAGTTGGCTTCCAGCTTGCTGTATCTCTTTAAGAATAGGGTTGATATTAAATCTAGTACCTGCAGTCAAATCTAACCGCTGTCTTTTTAAACCAACAAACGCAGGAGCATCTACTTCTCCTTCTTTAAAAGTAGCGTATCCTCTTTTTATTGCTTCTCCTCTAGGAAAAACACCATCACCCACCTTCTCCATGCTTCTCTCATATTCAAGTCTTTTCTGAATAAAGTCTACAATGCCTGGTGTAAAGACATCAATGACAGGCTCAAGTCTTTCTGCTAAATTTAAACCAACAACATCTTCACCTAACGTAGCGCCCGTTCTGCCTTTACCTATTGATTGCATCAAGGCTTCTGTAATCATAGAAGGAGACAAGAAAGGACCAACAGCCTTATCTAATGTACCTAGCGCAAGCTTTTCTAGTTGTGGCTGAGTCAACTCATCATTAATAATACCAGAGAAAATTAACTCATGGCTTCCTTTTGCCATGGTTTTTAAATAAGAGAATGGGTCAATATAACCTAAGTTTAAATAATCAACTCCCTTTCTACCGTTCTTATCTTCATCAATACCACTTAAGTAAATTTTGTTTTGCCCATACTCAAAGTCAGCACCAATAGCATCTAGTGCTTCTTTTTGTTCTGATGTAATGCCTGCCATATCTGCGGAAAAATCAGATAGTGCGTCACCTGCTACTCCTACAGCTGTCATACCTGCTAGACGTTTAGCTCCCTCTGCAGCAAGAACAGCATCACCGCTTGCTATATCTTGTAAACTATACTTTGCAATGTTCTTGGTAACCCTTACCATTTCTGCAGGGAAGGACAAGAAGTCACTGACAAAACCACCTCTTAAACTTTTAAAAGCTTTAGGGACTAATGCGTAGTTAGGCATCAAGTCTCTAGTTCTTTGAGCAGCAACCTGTTTCTTTTCAGCTAGTGAAAGATTTTTATATTTAGGAGAACGCTTTATATAGTCTAAAGTTTTTTCAAAGTGTGCAATTTTAAACAAGTCATCTTGTGATTGATATATGTCTAATACTTTTTGATTTGTTCTACTTAATTTGTTGCTGCTTTTAATTGTATTCTCAATAGCTGCATCGGGGTCTTTTGCAAATTGATTTAAGTTTCTTTTAATTACACCTACATTAACACCACTATTAGCAACACCAAGCTCTACATATTCTGCGTATTGGTCAGCCAGTTCTTTGTTTGTCTTACCTCTAAGTTTAGATGCAGTTGCTTTTAAAGCTGGACCAAAACCTTTAGGCGAAATAAAACCATTAGCTACCATTAAAAAGCCATTACCCATTATGTTACGGCCCCAAGTAACAGGACTGTATGCAGTTTTAAAAGCTTGTGAAATACCTTTTGCTTTCATAAACTGAGACATTACAGGACCAGCTGGGTCCATAGAGTTAAGTCCTTCTCTAATAGCTTTCCGATATACATCAGTAGTATAAAGCCCTTCTAATGGGTTAACCACTTGGTCTTTAGAAACAGGCGACCTACCAAAAACTTTACCTAATCTTTCAACACCTACATCATCCAAGCTAAACCTTTGTTTTGTACCTGTTTTAGCTACTCTAGTAGCAAGACCTTTTGTTTCTAAATGTTGAGCCATGTCTTTTAAGAATCGTTGTTCAGAAGTAATTCTTGATAGATTGGTCATTGTCTTAACATAGTTTTTGTAAGGGTCTTTAACTTCACCCAATAAATCTCTAACACTTTGTGGAAGGTCTGCTCTTTTTGTTCCGCTTTTAGTGCTTATAATTCTACTAGAATGTTGAAGCAACCCGCCTAAAAATCCTGCAGCATCTTCATTGCTTTTGCCGCCGATTAATCTGGACAATTGATTAAGGGCATAACCAGCAACATCATCTGTTCCTTCGGGTGCTGTTTTAGCAATGGCGTCTACAGCAGAAGTAAATACCCCATCAGGGTCTTCACCTTTTAGCATAAACTTTTCAAACTTTTTAGTGATTTGTTTTTTATAAGCAGGGTCATCAAAAAAATCATAACTTCTAGTTACATATACATCTAAATTTTCATTTATTTTATTGGTAAGTTCGCCCTTTGTTCCTTTTATAGTTTCACCACTAAGCTTAGTCATATTCTCTCTCATTTCAGAAACAATTTTTCTTGTCTCTGGCTTAAGAGAATTTAAAATTTCTTTATTTTCAAAAGCATCATTAATTGTATCAACAATTTTTGTATCTTTTTTTCCGTATTCTTTCTTAACTGCTCGTGCTAAATCAGAAGCTAATCCTTCGGCACGTAGCATACCTGCTTCAGCAGCTTTTGAGTTTGCTTGAATTAATGCAAGGGTAGTGTCATCAGTTCCAAGCCTAGAAGAAAATGCAGCAGGAAAAGCAGGTAGCTTATCTAATAAAGGCAACTTTTTAAGTGCTGCTGCGGCTGGTCCTGTAACTGCAGCTACACCAGCTGCTAGTGGTTTTTTATATGCAGACGCTAAAGCTATAGGAGAAAAGACAGCAGACAGCCCCAAATTATTAATAAAAGATTGGAGGTATTGAGAGGCCTCAGAATCTTCTGGGTCTATTGCAAGACGGTCTAAATATTTAGTGGACTCTGGGAAAACATCTTGTAAAATATTTACAATGTTTTCATCGGGAGATTCAACCATAGTTGTACCAGCAGCAAAAGCTGTACCCTTACCAGCAGCAGAAGCTAATCTTCTAACAGGCTCGCTATCAATAGCTTGTTGTCTAACTTTATTAATGTATTCTTTTCTACTCTTTTTGTCCATAGGCTTAAGAGTTTTCTTAAGCAAGGCTCTTTGTCCAGCATTAGTAATACCACCAACACGACCAGCAGCCGCTCCTACTTTCATAATCCCTGTGTAGGGAACAAGATAAGAACCAATAGTGCCTATAATTTCTTCACCACCTGCAATAATTCCTTCGCCGTGGTATGGGTCAAAAATTTCTCCACCAAGTTTTTTTACATCCTCTGGAAGAGCTTGCCCTATGTTTTCTGCAATTCTAGAAAAACCTTCTGATGCTTCTTCTGGCAACAACATATCAGCAAAGTTAGTTAAACCTCTGCCTGCTTCACCAAGAACTCTACCACCAATTCTACCAGGTAAAAAGGTTCGAGCCGTCAAATCAGCATCTGTTAAACCTTCATCTAATGCAGCTTTATACTCTCCTCTTGCAGCCCTGTATTCATTGAAGTCAATGTCTCTAGCGGAAACAAAAGAACGAATATCTTCTTTAGATGTTATTTCACCAGCATCAATTGCACTATCAATACTTTGAGATAAATCTTGAAATGTTTGAGAACGTATGCTTAATGCCATATGCTTACCTTTACTTAGACTTTTTTAGCAAATCGTCTTGATTAGTTCCGCCTGGTTTTAAAGCTGTGCCTCCCTTTGGAATTTTACGGTATTCTTCTTGTAGTATTTCATCCATAATATTAGCTGCTTCATTGCTATCTGGGTCAATGTTGCTTCTTGTAAATACTCGCTCCGCTTTAATCAAAGCAATTTGGTTAGCCTCTTCAATAGCTTCGGCATATTGTGGCGTTCTTGCTGCTTCAGGGCTACCCCTAAAGACTGATGCTACAAGCTCCTCTCTTCTTGCAGCAGAAGGAAGTGCTGCGGCTTTTGAAGAATCTAAGTCTTTAATAATTTTACTTAGACCAAGTTCTTTTGTAAATTCTGCTAGCTCTGCTTCTCTTTCTTCTTTATCCAATCCTGCTAATTCTTTTCTGGCTTGCATAAGTTGTTGCATACCTTGTTGAACGCCCTGACCAATAGCTGCCAAAGGTCCCCTTGATGGGTCTGCAGAAAAAATACCAAGCCCCATGTTAGCCAAAGCAAAACCCTGCTCAGACTTCAATTGTTTTTCTCTAGCTTCTCTGTCAAATGCAGAACCAGCCATTAATCTTTTTAATCTTTCTTCCATTGTTTCAGCTGCACTAGCCGCAGGTGTGGTTGCAGCATCCGTAGGAGTAACTGCAGGAGTAGACGCAATATTTTGTGCAGCTTGTAAATCATCAGAAGTTATGTCTCTTAGATTTACAGTTTGTGCTTGAGCAGGAGTTATTGTTCCTTTTCCAATTGCAGTTTCTAAAGCAGACGCCGCATCAAAAGCATCATCAGATAAAGGAGTTAACTTTCTTTTTTGGTCCTGTAAGGCTAATATATTTTTTGGTGTAGTTAAACCTTCGACAACACCTTCTCCTAGATAACCCAATGTTGATGGAAGACTTCTAATTTCTATAGCATTTCTTCCCACTGTTTTAGCAAACGCTGATAGTGGGCTATCTGATTCAGAATAAGGCAAGAACCTTTCTTTTAGCGCTGCAGCAGGTCTTTGTTGCCTGTTATTTGTTGAGCCTGTTCTAATTAAAACCTCGTTAATTAACTCTGATTTTTTTTCTTCGTCCTCTTCTTGTTCTATTTGTTTTATTAAATCGCTAATAGAACCGCCTTCTTGTTTATTAACAATACCAGCTAAACCACCCTTGCCAATGTCACCGCCTTTGTTAAAGAAGCCAAGACCACGACCCAACCCGCCTAGAGTGGCAATGCCACCTGCAGCTGTCTGGAAAGCACTAGGTTGTTGCGGTGCTTGACTAAACTGAAAAGGAAAGCCTTGAATAAGTGATGAGTATTTTTGAAGCTGTGTAGAAGGAAACTCTCTCTCTTCAACAAACTGTTGATAGGCAAGGTCTGCACGTTGTTGTTGCATACCACGTTGCTGCTCTCCAACACCAGAAAGATAACCCTGTTCTCTGTATCCTTGACCAAGAGCCTGTTGACCAAGACCACCAAATGCTTGAGACAATGCACCTGCCTGTGTAGCCCCACCAGAAAGCCTTGCACGTTGAGCTTCAGCTGCTCTAAGGGCGTCTTGATAAGCAGCTTGAGAACCAGTAGTTTGAATATCAGTAAGTCTTTGGCCTAAGTCTCCTGCTGCCATTCCTTCAAGAATCGCTTGACGTGAGCCACCAAAGCCACCAGTTCTAGCAGCTTGTCCACCAAGCTCAGTCATGTATTGTTTGCCTTCTTCTACAGCTTTTCTTTTTGCAATGTCCGTAACAGCTTGTTGATATGGAGACATACGCCCCATAATTTCTTCTGCGCCAATATCTTCAACTGCTCTTGCTCCCAAAGCACCTGAACGACCTAGTAAGCCTAAAGCGGGAGCGTAGTAAGTAGATGCGTCAGTTAATCCTGGTGTTGCAGAAATACCACGTCCCACCAAACCTTCGATGCCGCCCATAGCAGCCTGTTCTTGCGGACTAAAACCTACAATACGTTCACCAGGGTATCCTTGGAAACGCTGATAGCTTCCGTATAATCCTTTAGCTTTTCCTAAAACGTCTCTTACATATGGCTGAAGGGTCTTTGGTACATCCTGTGGTTGACTGCCACCACCGCCGCCACCTTTACCGTAACATAAGTTAACATTTAATTTTTTATTAAGCCACTTATTACCAGTGTCGATAGACATTCCCAGTGTGTCATTAAAGTCGCCGTATTTACTTTTCTTTTCAAATGTAATCATAATTGTTTTACCACCAAGTTAAGGT